CCTCCTTCCGCTATTACTCCCACATTTACGGGTAGTAATAATTCAGATTCATGTACCGTTGGTGTAGCAGGAGCAGTACAGACACAAATACTAGGTATAAGTGCTGGCACAACTTCTAGAGACTTAAACTGTGAAAGACTTAAAAATGCAAAGACGCTGTATGATATGGGTATGAAAGTTGCCGCAGTATCTGTACTATGTCAAGATAGAAGAGTATTCGAGGCTATGTTAATGGCAGGAACTCCTTGTCCATATAATGGTATTATCGGCTCAGATGCTAGAATTGCGTGGCAGAATGATGAGATTAATAAGCCTAAGAAAGAAGAAGAGGAGACAGCACTTGATCCAATTAAATTACTTACTGGCCTTGGCACTACTGTTCTCGGCATCTTGTTCTTACTCTAACTGGAATTACGGTACTACCGGTAATGCAGCTGGACTGGGGTTAAATTGGGCTATGCCTAATTTGTTCCCTGAAGCAAATAACCTAAGTGTTAATGGAGTATTCTATCAGTATACCCCTATTAAGAATACTGCAGATGATATGAAAGTCCACGTACAGAATGAAGATGCAATTAATGGTGGATATATCTTTAGAGAGACAGATGATTGGAGCGGCAGACCTGGAGGAACACCAATTAATAAAGTAATTGGAGTTGCTAATATTCCTCAAGAGTTATGGGGGGATGGCTCTATTGCTATAGAAGGAATCGGTACAGTAGAGGACGCTTCAGTAATATACAGCTACAAATATGACAATACTTGTGTAACGCCCTTAGCAGATCCTTCTTGCCCTGGGTACGCTGAAGCACTATTAAGTACAATAAATAGTATTCCAACCCCTGTAGTGTATGATGCTTTAGATGATGAGAATGTTCAAGATGCTCTAAATAATAAAACAGAGATAAAGGAAGAGGATACCGAAGAGAAATCTGAGGAAGAGGAAGAAGAAATAGATTTAGAGAATTTATTATCAGAGATTGATACTATTGTAATGTCAGCAACAGCACTGGCACAGAATCAATTAATGAAAGCAATGACTTTATCCGTAAATGTAGATAGTTACTATAATAAAAAAATTCAAGGTGGCGTATATAAAGAGACCCAGAGTTTAGTTGATACACAGCTACCAGACAATAATCGTGGGAAAAGAATGGGCCTAGCCCAGCAGGTACTACATACCGAAATGGTAAATATGCAGTACCTCGAAGGAGAATAATATGAAGATTATATTAGCAGTAGCAACAGCCCTATTGGGTTTAAACTCTATAGCGGAGGATATTCCGGTACAAGGTAATGTACAAATGAGATGTTTAATCACAACAGATATTTCGGGCGTATATGGTAACCCTACCCCACAGAAATTAAGTACAGCAGTTGCTGACGGAGGCGTATTACCTGTTGTAAGATATGACGTAACATTAGCAGATAACTATAAAGCAAAGATTACGACTCCTACTGGTTTCTCATCTTCCCCTCCTTTAAATGATACAGTTACTTGGACTGGTTCAACTGCAGTATCACAAACATCTGATGCGGGTATGTCTGGGTATGAAGCGGCAAAGGTTACTTATGATGCTACAACAGAATACGACTTAACAGTTGCTGGGTCAACTTGGTTCTCCGCTACTCTATCTGCAACAAACGGGTATGATAAAGCATTTCCAGGTGGTGTATACAATGCTATTGTAGTTGCTGAATGTATTGCTAAGTAAGTGTGCCGTATGTTACTAAGTTAATATTATCTGCCTTTTTACTTGCGGGTTTAATAGTTGCATTAGATACTAAAGCGCACGAAATGACTCCTACTTATCCAAAGTTTGAAGCATCATTTGTCTCAGGGGTTCTTAAGACTAAAATGAGATTATTTAATAGGCGCAGTGACGTATCATACTATGAGATTGGTGTATTTGATTCTGATTGGAAACCAGTACCCTTTGTTACTTCATATAAAGTTATGAAAATGGAGTACCTTGATACCGCGGAGTTTGATATTTATATTAAGAAAGATGATTTATCACGCTCTATGTATATATGCTCTAAATCTAAATTACTGAAGAAAGATATTAAAGGCAGCGGTATATCCTCTAGGATATGCTCTAAAATAAAATGAGATATTTCTTTATACTAATGGTATTAAGTTTAAATGTATCTGCAAATAACGCTTTAAGTTTGCAAATACCAAGCATGACCAATAGTTACGCTTCAGACAAGTTTAGAGCTGGTAACTTAGATTGCTCTAATGCCATAGGTGGAAGTATGAACCTAGAATTTGGCATAACAGGTATTATCAATAACGCTGTAGCACCTTTTAGTAGTGAAGATCTAGATAATCCAACAACAAAAGACATAGGCTTATATGCACGTATTGTTGTACCATTAAATGCCCCAAAAGAGCGAATTAACTGTAATACTCTATACCAACTAGAGCTTACAAAGAAACGTCTAGAGGTGATGAAGCTAGAGCAAGAATTAACTGCTCTGAGACTGCTTCAACTAGAAGATCAATTTGAGAATTAATTATGGCAGATTTAGGCAAAGATTTGGGTAAGGTAGATAAACTAAAGGAGAAGTTAGCAAATGCTGATATTAAAATCCTTGGTTATAAACTAACCCCTGCACAATTAGGTATGGCATTTGCCGCATTGTCTACTGTACTTGGTTCTTTATATGGTGGGTTCACTATGTATCAGAAGATTGAAAGCCTTGCTAATTTAGACTTGGATGCATACCAGCAACAGATGGATGTAATGGATGCTAAGATTGAAAGTACCTTAGACTATACACGTGATATTAAGAATGGGTTAAGAGATGATATTAATCGTATTGAAAAGGTATCAGATAGAACAGAGGATGATGTCAATGCTTTAGAAGATAAAGTCAGGGATATGATTGATGATGCTGAAGTTAGATTCGAAACTAAACGGGATCAACTAAGAACCTCTAATAAGGCGGATATTAAAGAATTGGAAGAACGTTTAAATGCTAAAGTGCAGAGAGCACTAGATAACCCTTTAGCAAATTAAAACAGGCATACAAAATGAGTACTATGGAAGAAAAAGAATTAAGTCATAAGATATCGGAAGAAAGCATGGATAATAGCTGGAAAGATGAAGCACTAGTAATAGTCTTCTCCTTGCCCATTGTTATTAACTTTTTAACACCTATGTTTTCAGAGACTACTATGACACAAGCGTGGGAAAATTTAGCAAAGGCGCCGGAGTGGTATACTACGATACTAGGAATACTAGTACTGGTTATTTTCGGGCTTAAGGCCATTGTATATAAAGCTGCAGATAAACTATTTGATACACCTAAGAAATCTGCTTGCAAGTGTAGTAAATAGGAGAAATTATGTTTGGATTACCAATCGAAGCAATAAGTATGTTAGGCTCTACCGCTATGGGCGGTATGATGAAAATGTGGGGGCAAGCCCAGGCTGACAAAGCTGAACAACATAAAATGTTAATGCAGTCTAACCTACAGGTAGAAGAAGGGGTAAATAATGCTAGACAGATGCAAAACCCTAATGCAGCATGGATCAGAAGATTCATAGTAATGGTCAGCCTTTTAGCAGGAATTGGCATTGTGTTTATGGCACCAATTATGGGTATATCAACTAATGTACCTATCGAAGTAACTGAAGGGTTCAAGTTCTTATTTATTGATACTACGCATAGCTTTACAGAGTATATTAAACTAGATGGTTTCGTTACTCCTGAATGGTTGCCTGTAGCTATAATGAATATTATTGGCTTCTACTTCGGATCTGCAGCGATGAAAAGGTAGTTTCCTACCACCTAAGGAATTTTAGTATTGACAAATTATGAAAATCTGGTATAATTTTGTACTTGTCAATACTGACAAATCTTAAATATAGGAGAAATATATGGTAGATAAAATTATGGGTTGGATTAAATCCGCAACAGAAGCTGGTGTAGCATTAATTGCTCTAGCAATCGTTTTACAAGTAATCTTTGGCGGAAATGTACCGTTCATTGGTGGAGATGTTATCGGAACTATTACTGGTATCATCACTAACCTAGGTAATGCTGGCCTTGTAGGCTTAGCATCCCTAGCGGTAGTGTACCACATCTTTACTAAGAAGTAGTAGATACCGACCAAAGCCTTACTACATTAGTAGGGCTTTTTAACCTAATTTATAAGGAATATTAATGCTAGAAATAAGCAGAAGCGACGTACAATCAGATGAATTAGTTGAGTACCCAAAAGATGAGAGGTTTATAAAACTTCCAATCCAGCAGTATATGGAACTTTTAGGTATAACTCCTATTGCATCTCAAGTTGCACTGATTAACGCACTTAATAATCCTAAATACAGATTTGTTGTAGCAGCACTGTCTAGAAGACAAGGTAAGACTTATATAGCAAACATAATTGGACAGTTAGTAGCACTCGTGCCAGGCACAAACGTGCTAATCATGAGTCCGAACTACTCACTATCACAAATTTCTTTTGACTTACAACGAAATCTAATTAAGCACTTTGACTTAGAGGTGGCTAGGGATAACGCTAAAGACAAAATCATAGAGTTAACAAATGGAAGCACTATTCGTATGGGATCAGTCAATCAGGTGGATAGTACCGTTGGCAGGTCTTATGATCTTATTATATTTGATGAAGCGGCCTTAGGGGATGGAGGAATGGATGCGTTCAACGTAGCCCTAAGACCTACACTAGATAAACCTACTAGTAAGTGTCTATTTATATCTACCCCTCGTGGAAGAAATAATTGGTTTGCAGAGTTCTACCAACGTGGGTTCAATGACGAGTATGATAACTGGGTATCGTTACGAGCCACATATCACGAAAATCCTAGAATTTCCCAGAAAGATATTGATGAAGCTAAGAAAGGTATATCAAAGGCTGAGTTCGAACAAGAGTACTTAGCTTCCTTCAACACTTTCCAAGGACAAGTATGGGATTTCAATTACGAAGAGTGTGTGGCAAACCTTGAGGAGCTAGATACTTCCAAGATGGATGTGTTTGCGGGGCTCGACGTTGGTTACCGTGATCCTACTGCATTCTGCGTTATCGGGTATGATTGGGATGCCGAAACGTATTATATTTTAGATGAGTATATGGAGGCTGAGAAGACCACAGAGCAACATGCAGAAGTTATTCAAGGATTGATTAATAAGTGGGATATAGACGCAATCTACATCGACTCCGCAGCTCAGCAAATGCGTTTCGATTTAGCCCAGAACTACGATATTTCGACTATCAATGCAACGAAGAGTGTGCTGGATGGAATTGCGTCAGTTGCCACGATTGTGGATAATGACAAATTGATCGTGGATCAAAAGTGTGCCCATACTCTAATGGCATTAGATCAATACCAGTGGAATCCTAACGAGAACCTACTAACTGAAAAACCTGTACACAATATGGCATCTCATATGTCAGATGCCCTGCGCTATGCCTTATACACGTTCGTAGCTTCGGACATAACGTTTTAGGGTATACCAGCTCAAAAATAGCTCTTGACTTTTCTGTTGGAATTTGATATAATTGCCCATATACAGAGAAATTTTAAGAAATCAACTTATGAGTGAACTTAAACGTGATAAGATTAAATACATAAGAGACCGAGCAAAGTCTGCATATGTAAAGGACGAGGAATGTTACATCTGTGGTGGAAATGAGTCTTTAGACTTTCATCACTTTTTAAGTGTAACGGAACTTCTTGATAAGTGGATTAAAGTAAAGAAACTAGTTATATTGACTGCGGAAGATATGATGGAAATGAGGGATGAGTTTATTGAGGTACACCATAAAGAAATTTATGATGACACAGTTACTCTTTGTCACAAACATCATTTAAAACTGCACTCCATATATGGTAAAAAACCTGCTTTAGTCACTGGCCCCAAGCAACAACGCTGGGTAGAAAAAAGAAGAGTAAAAGAATATGGGAATAATTA